CACCGGCACCCGAATAGACCCCACCCCCATCGCCACCCCACCCCGGCCCCCGAGACCAGGCCACCCCCACCCCGCCTACCCTCGAGCCCATGGCCCGACACTGCAACGGCAACCCCTACTGCCCCAACCCACCACTCCGCAACGGCCGATGCCCCACCCACCTCGCCGAAGCCAACACCCGACTCCACCCCCGCGCCCGCTTCTACTCCTCCCCCGAATGGCGCCGACTCCGCACCCGCATCCTCCACCTCGAACCCGCATGCCGCGCATGCGGCACCCAAGCCACCGACGTCGACCACATCATCGGCATCGAAGACGGCGGCGCCCCCCTCGACCCCGAGAACCTGCAACCCCTTTGTGCGCCCTGCCACGCGCGCAAGACCCGAGCCGAGGTCGAAGCTCGCCGAGCTCGAGGGTAGGGGAGTCGAGATTCTGCGCGCGCCCCGCCCGCCACCGTCGGCCAGGAGCGCAACCGCTCCCAACCGATTCACTCCCCACGAAACCCAAAACCGCTACGTTCTAGGGCATGCGCGCCACCCTCGTCGCCGGCCCTCCGCTCGGCGGAAAGTCCACCTACGTCGCCGACCGGCGCCAAGAAGGCGACGTCGTCATCTGCCGCGACTCCCTCTACCAGGCCATCACCGGCCGGCCCGAGCATGACCACGATGACGGCGCGGCGGCCATCGTCCTCGAGGCCTTCTCGGCCATGCTTCGCACGATCGCCGAAGGTCGAAGCCGAGCTCGTCACGCCTGGGTTATCTCCGGCTCGCCCGAGGGGCAAGAGCGGCTCCGCATCGCCGGCCAGCTTGAGGCCGATGTTGTTCTCGTCACGGCCGGCGACGAGGAGCTCCGCCGGCGAGCTCGAGCGGAGCGGCCGGCCGACTGGCTCCACTACGTCGACGTCTGGCTCTCCCGGTTCTCGCCTTGCGGCCTCGACCGCATCGTCCGCACCGGATAGAGCGCGCGGATACGCTCGCGGCATGCGCGCCAACGCCTCCAATAAGGCCCGACGGCCCGGTTCCCCGAACCCCGCCCGGCTCGATGCCGAGGCCGACGAGGTTGAGGATGCGTTGGCGCGCCGTACCGATGCGGCGACGAAGGCCGAGGAGGAGCTCGCGGACCGTCGAGCTCGGCGCCGATGAAGTCGGGACCGAAGCCGGCGCCGTCGAATGTTGTCGCCATCTCGCCCGGCGGTATCGCGAATCCTCGCCGCGTGGCGGAGCGTCGGCGCGACGAGCGTGCGGTCCCGGCGGCGGAGCGGACGGCGCCTCCCGCGTACCTGTCTCGAGCGGCGAAAGTCTTGTGGCGCGCGCACGTTCCGCTCATGGTGAGCGAGACCCCGGACCTCATTGCCGATCGTGACCTCCCGGTCTTGGCTCTCCTCTTCGAGCACCTGGCGACGGCGCAGGCGGCGGCGCGCGCGTTGCGCGGCAAGGGCGGCCACCTCGAGCTCCTCGACCGTGACGAGGGGAATCACAATCGGCTTCGGAAGCATCCGGCGGCGGAGATCCTCCGGCAGCACTCCGGTGCCGCGCTCTCCCTCGCCCGTGATTACGCGATGACGCCGGCGTCTCGGCTCTCCCTCAAGCTCGGCGCCCTCGTCGATGTCGAAGACGACGATGACGACGCCGATGGCATCTTCGACGCCTAGGAAGCCGACCCGGAAGAGCATCGAGCGGATCGTCCCCGGCCTTCTCGGCTGGCTCGAGGCCGATGGGCGCGACATCGAAGCGGAGCTCGCCGAGCTCGTCCCGCCGTTGCATATGACGCCGGCGCCGTCGACCGCGGCGCGTGCGGCCGGCGTGCATTTCGACCTCGACGCCGTCGTCCGTTTCATACGGTTCGCCCGGAAACTCCGCCATATCAAGGGGCGGAAATTCGCCGGCCGGCGACTCGAGCTCGACCTCTGGCAACTGGTCTACGTCTTCGGTCCGGTTCTTGGCTGGAAAGGCGCCGATGGGCTCCGCCTCTATCAGGAGCTCTTCGAGGAAGTCCCTCGCAAGAACGGCAAGGCTCTCGACCCGTCGACGCCGATCGCGACGCCGTCGGGATGGTCGATCATGGGAGCTCTCGCAGTCGGAGACGAGGTCTTCGGAGACGACGGCGCGCCGTGCTCCGTCACGGACGTCGCCGACTGGATCGATCGCCCGCGGTTCGCGGTGACGCTTGACGACGGCGACACGATCGTTGCCGACGCTGCCCACGAATGGGTGGTAACGATCTGGGGGTACGACCGGATCGTTACCACCCTCGACCTCGAAGGCCTTGTCGCCGGCACCGGCTCTCCGAGCATCGACGTAGCGCGGCCTCTCGAACTTCCCCCGGTGCTCCTCCCCGTCGACCCCTACACCCTCGGCGTCTGGCTCGGCGACGGCGCCACCGACTGCGGCCGCGTCACGAACGCCGACCCCGAGGTATGGGACGGCATCCGAGAATCATGGAGAGTCGGCGACCCCCCACCGTCGGCGCCACTGACCCGCACCGTCTACGGGCTCGCCGCGCATCTTCGCAGCATCGGCGTCCTCGGAGCGAAACACATCCCGCTCGTCTACCTCCGGGCCGGCATCGAGCAGCGGCGCGCGGTCCTCGCCGGGGTCATCGACTCCGACGGCCACGTCACACAGAGCGGCCAATGCGAGATCACTCTCACCAACGCTCGGCTCATGGACGACGTCGTCGCCCTCGTCCGCACCCTCGGCTACAAGCCACGCGTCTCGGAGTCGGCAGCAGTCCTTGACGGCCGCGAAGTGGGCCGCCGGTACCGGCTCAGCTTCTTCCCCTGGGCTGACGACAAGCTCGCGCGCATCCCCAGGAAAGCGGCTCGAATGCGCGACCGGCCCGAATCTCGGACCCGTTCCATGCGCCGACACGTTACAGCGGTCACCCCCATCGATCCTGGCCCCACCCGGTGCATCGAGGTCGATTCACCCTCGCATCTCTTCCTCGCTGGCGCATCGATGACCCCGACACACAACTCGACGAACTGCGCGGCGCTCGCGCTCTATCTCTTGAGCGCGGATCGCGAGCCCGGCGCGGAAGTCATCTCCGCGGCGAAGGACCGAGCCCAGGCGCGCGCGGTGTTCGATGTCGCGGCGCGGATGGCGGAGAAGTCGCCGGAGCTCTCGAAGCGGCTCCATATCACGCGCCTCACCGGCGCGATCACGTTCGAGGCCACGGCGAGTACCTACAACGTCGTGTCCTCCGACCGTGGCGGCGACCGGAAACACGGCCTCAACCTCCACGGCGCCATCGTCGACGAGCTCCACGTCATCACCGACCGTGAACTCATCGGCACCCTCGAGACTTCGACCGGCTCCCGCGAGCAACCCCTCATCGCCTACATCACCACCGCCGGTATCGAATCGGAGTCGCCGGTATGGGCCGAGAAGCGGAAGGCCGTCGTCGACGCCTCGGCCGGCGTCACTGTCACCGGCGGAACGTGGGGGGTCATCTTCGCCGCGGCGCCGAAGGTCGCGACGTCCGGCGCGTGGAAACTCGAGGAGACCTGGCGCGCCGCGAACCCCGGCTACGGCCGCTCCGTCCGGCCCGAGTACCTCAAGAAGGAAGCCCTCAAGGCCGAGCGGTCCGCGGCCGCGCTCAACCGTTTCCTCCGCCTTCACCTCGGCATCCCGCAAGACGCGCTCTCGTCCTGGGTCGACATCGGCGCCTACGACCGTTCCGCCTCGATCGTCGACGAGCTCGAACTCCACGGCCAACGGTGCTACGCCGGCCTCGACCTCTCCTCGAGCCTCGACCTCTCCGCGCTCGTCCTCGTCTTCCCCGACGAGGCCGACGAGACCATCGACGTCATGGCCCGATTCTGGACGCCTGGCGACACGCTCGAGGCCCGCTCGACGAAGGACCGAGCCGACTACGGCGCGTGGCGCGACGCCGGCTTCCTCACCGCGACGCCCGGCGAGACCATCAACCTCGACTTCGTCGAAGCCGAACTCCTCGAGCTCCTCCATGGCCACGACTTGCGCGCGGTCGGCTACGACCCATGGGGATCCCTCCAACTTCGGAGCCATCTCGAGGAGGCCGGCGTCCCCATCTTCGACGTCCGGCAAGGCTTCGCCTCCCTCTCGCCGCCCATGAAACTCGCCGAGGCCCTCATCTACGAGCGGCGCCTCCGCCATGGCGGCCATCCCGTCCTCCGGTTCTGCATCTCCAATACGACCGTCGCGCTCGACCCGGCCGGCAACATCAAGCCCGACCGGAAGCGGTCCCGGTCCCGGATCGACGGCACCCTCGCCCTCCTCATGGCCCTCTCCGAATGGCAACGCGACGTCGCCGGCGGCCGCTCCGCCTACGAGGACCGCGACGTCGACGTCGTCGCGGGATAGCCTCCGCGCCATGCCGATCCTCACGCGCCGCCCTCATGCGTAAGCCCTGGCTGCGCGTCGCCGAGCTCGACCGCGTCCTCGTCAACCTCAAGACCGGCACCGCGATCGCCGGCGTGCTCTGGCAGCAGCGCCGAGGCCTCCTCATCCTCCGCAACGCCACCCTCTACCGCCCGGACGGCGTCACCAACGACCTCGACGGAGACGTCCTCATCGAGGTCGACAACGTCGACTTCGCGCAACGGCTCGCGCCGCCGACCGCCTAGGAGGCCCCCGCCATGCCCTTCGTCTCCTCCGGCGGCACCGTCGTCACCGCCAACGCCCCCTCGAGCCTCTTCTCGCGGCCCCTCACCATCACCACCTATACCGGCCTCTCCGCGTCGTATGAGGCCATTTACCGCTCGCAACCCAACGTCCGCACCGTCGTCGACTTCATTGCGCGCAACATCGCCGGCATCACGATCCGCACCATGCGCCGCGTCTCCGAACGTGAACGCCGCTACGAGCGTGGCCACCCCCTCGACCAACTCCTCCGCCGGCCCGCGCCTGGCGTCTCCCGGTTCCGTTTCATGCGCGACTTCGTCTCCGACTTCCTCGTCTTCGACGACGCCTTCGCCCTCAAGGCCAACGTCGACGGCCACCGCGCGCTCATCCGTTACCCCTCGCGGCTCGTCGAGCCCGTCGGCGGTCTCATGTCGCCGTCCGGTTTCCGGCTCCTCGGCGAGGCCGGCCAACCCGTCTGGCCCGCCGAGAACGTCCTCCGCCTCGTCGGCTACAACCCGGACGGCACCGCCACCGGCATCTCGCCCATCGAGACCCTCCGACAGATCCTCGCCGAAGACCTCGCCGCCACCGAGTACCGCGAGCAATTCTGGCTCCGACACGCCCGCTCCGCCGCCTACATCTCCCGGCCCGCCGAAGCCCCCCGATGGACCGACGCCGCGCGCGACCGCTTCACCGCCAGCTTCGGCGCCGCGTGGTCCGGTCTCGGCCCCTCCGCCGGCGGCACGCCCCTCCTCGAGGACGGCATGCGCCTCGAGCCGATCACCCAAACCGCCCAGGAATCCGAGTACCTCGGCGCCCGGAAACTCTCCCGCGTGGAATGCGCGAGCGCCTACCACGTCCCCCCGTCGTCGGTCGGCGCCGTCGAAGGCTCGAGCTACGCCAGCATCGACGCCGACCACCGCGCCCTCTATCAGGACGCCTTCGGGCCGCTCTTCACCCACCTCGCCGAAGAATTCCTCGTCCAACTCCTCCCCGACGTCTCCACCGTCTCGGCCGACTTCGAGGAACTCGAGCTCGAATTTCAGATCGCCGAGAAGCTCCGCGGGTCCTTCGTCGAGGAGGCCGAGGCCCGCACCCGCGCCGCCGGCGGCCCCTGGACTACCCGCGGTGAGATCCGAGCCGAAGCCGGACTCCCACCCCTCCCCGACGACGCCGGCGCCGACGAGCTCATCGTCCCCCTCAACGTCACCACCGGCGGCCTCGCCTCACCCCTCGACACCGGCCCGACGTCCGGTGGCAACACCCTCGCCCTCCCCACCGGCGGCACGAAGGCCCGCTCGAAGGTCCGCGCCGTCCCCACCTACGTCGACCCGTGGCAGGCCCGCCACGCCGAACTCATCGGCGACTTCATGGCCACGCGCACGCCCGCGGTTCTCACCGCGCTCCGCGGTGGCGACACCCCCGCCGAAGCCCTCGGCCTCGACGCCAACGGCCGGCCCTCCGCATGGGACACCGACCTCTCCAACCTCCTCGGCGGCCTCGCCCTCGAAGTCGCCGCCGAAGCCGGCGGCCCCATCGCCGAGACCTTCGGCGCCACCTACGACATCACCGGCGCCGAAGAATGGCTCCTCAACAACGCGCGCATCGCCGCCGAGGAATACAACCGCATCACCGTCGAGCGCGTCACCGACGCGTTCGCCGCGCCCGCCTCGTCTGGTCTCCGAGCCCTCGCCAAGGAACTCATCGACGAACTCGAACTCGACGACCCCGACCCCGTCGACCTCGCCGAGGATGCCCTCACCGCCGCCGGCGCCTGGCGCGCGACCGCGATGGCGCGCGACCGCGTCTTCGGCGTCACGAACTTCGCCCGCTCCGACGCCGCCGAACAGTCCGGCGCCGGTACGAAAACCTGGCTCGTCTCATCCGGCAACCCCCGCGCCTCGCATGCGGCTATGGACGGCGAGACCGTCGCCATCGGCGAGACTTTCTCGAACGGCGGACTCTGGCCCGGAGATCCCGGCCTCGGCGCCGACGAAGTCGCCGGATGCTCATGCCTCGTCGACTTCTCGCGATAGGAGCAAAATGCCATGACCACCGCAACCCGCCGCAAGGCCGTCCTCCCCGTCTACGGCTTCAAGGCCGCGTCCGGCCCCGCCGGCACCTTCGAGGCCGTGGTCTCGGTCTTCGGGAACGTGGACCTGGGCGGAGATCGTGTCCAACGCGGCGCGTTCGCGCGCACCCTCGAGGAATGGGACGCGAGCGGCGACCCCATCCCCGTCATCTTCTCCCACCGATGGGATGACCTCGACGCCCATATCGGCATCGTCGAGGAGGCCGCCGAACTCGCGCCCGGCGACGAGCGGCTCCCCGCCGAACTCGCCGCGAACGGCGGCCTATGGGTCAAGGCCGCCCTCGACATCGAGGAGCCCTTCGCGTCGCGCGTGTTCACCCTCCTCGAGCGCCGCTCCCTGCGCGAATTCTCCTTCGCGTTCGACATCGCACCGAACGGCGCGCGTCAGGCCTCCGACGGCGTCACCGACCTCGTCGACCTCAACCTCCACGAGCTCGGCCCGACGTTGAAGGGTATGAACCCCGAGACCGCGCTCCTCAACGCGAAGACGCTCCGCCTTGCGGATGTCTCCGGTCTGACGCCGGCGCAAGTCCTCGTCGAGGCCACCCTCAAGGCCCTCGAACTCGACGCCGAACCGAAGAGCGCGGGAACCATCACCGTCGACGTCGTCGCCGACACCACGAAACTCCGCGCGGCTCTCGCCGAACTCCACGCCGGCGAGAGCATCATCACCTCGGCCCAACTCGCCGAGCTCAAGGTCTCCGGCCGGCCGTCCGGCTCCCTCGAAGAGACCTTCCTCGACCCGCTCCGCGCCGCCGTCCTCGCCTGGGCCGCGGACGCCTACGGCTCCGACCTCTACGCCGTCCACATCGACGCCACCTTCCCCGACGAGGAGCGGCTCGTCGTCATCGCGGAACGGTGGGAAGACCCCTACGGCGAAGGCCCCCTATGGGAGCTCAACTACACCTCCGACGAAGACGGCCGCTACGTCATCGGCGCCGCCCAGGAAGTCGACGCCGTCATCACCATCACCCCGAAGGAGCGGAAGCTCACGGCGGCGAAGCGGGCTGGCTCCGGTCTCGTCGACGTCCTCGTCGTCCCCGCCAAGGCCGAGCGGAGCCTCGAGGCCGCCAAGGCCCTCGACGCCATCACCCGCGCCGAACTCGACCTCGCCGACGACTAGATCCACACCCGCGCCGCCCCGCCCGGCTATCGTCCGCGCCGTTCACCAACTTCACCCCGACCCACCCGGAGGCCGGCATGCCCACCATCACCCCCTCAGCACCGGCGCACGCCGAACTCCGAGCCGAGGCGAAGGCCAAGCTCGAGAAGGCGTCGGCCATCGCGGCGAAGGCCGACGACGCCGGCCGTGACTTCACGCCGGAGGAACGCGGCGAAGTCAAGACCCTCATCGAAGAGGCCCGCGACCTCAAGGCCCGCGCCGACGAGGCCGCCGGCGACTCCGAGCTCCGCAAGACGATGTCGGAGCTCGGCTCCGGTCTCACCGTCGAGCACGTCACCGCGACCGACCCGGACCTCCTCGGCAACCCGCTCGGCGGCCGCCGGTCGCGCAAGAGCCTCGGCGAGCGGTTCGTCGAGAACCCGGACTACAAGGCGTGGTTCAACACGATCGCGCCCAACGGCCAGATTCCCGACAAGGCCAAAGGCCTCACCTCCCCGGCCCTGGAATTCGGCGGCTTCAAGGACATCATCGGCTCCGGCGACCCCGACCGCGCGGCCGGCGCGTCGCCGCTCCTCGTCAACGACTGGCGAGGCCTCCTCGACCTGGGCACCGACCAACGGCCGCTCACCGCCGCCAACCTCATCACCGGCGGTACGACCACCTCCGACGTCATCGAATACGCCCGCATCACCGGCTTCACCAACAACGCCGCAATGGTGGCGGAGGCCTCCGGTACCTCCGGCGGCGACGGCTCCGGTGACGTCACCGGCACGAAGCCCGAGTCCGACATGGCGCTCGAGAAGGTCACCACGAACGTCGGGACCCTGGCCCACTGGATCCCGGCCACGAAGCGGGCACTCTCCGACGCCGGCCAGATCCGCACCCTCATCGACAACTTCCTCCGGTACGGCCTCCTCGAGATCGTCGAAGACCAGATCGTCGGCGGCGACGGCACCGGCGACAACTTCGAGGGGATCCTCACCGTGTCCGGCACGCAGGACCAGGCCTTCGACACCGACATCCTCACCACCACCCGCAAGGCCCGCACGAAGGTCCGCACCGTCGGCCGCACCACCCCGACCGCGTACCTCCTCAACCCGGCCGACAACGAGGAAATCGACCTCACGAAGGACGACAACGGCGGCTACTACTTCGGCGGCCCCGCCGGCATGGGCGTGCAGACCCTTTGGGGACTCCCCCGCGTGGAGTGTGAGGCCGTCCCCGAAGGCACCGGCATCGTCGGGAACTTCCGCATGGCGGTCCTGTGGGACCGTGAGGCCTCGAGCATCATGGCTTCGGACTCCCATGCGGACTTCTTCATCCGCAACCTCGTCGCGATCCTCGCCGAGATGCGCGCCGCGTTCGGCATCATCCGGCCTTCCGCGTTCGTCGTCATCGACCTCGCGGCCGGTTCGTAACCCACCCGCCCCCGACACGGCGGCCCGGAGGCCGGCGCGCCGCGGTTGAGTCCATCGTCCTCACCGCAGCGCGTCGGCCTCTGCGCGTCGTAGGCTCCCCGCCGATGCCCTCGTCCCTCCTCGCCCTCGCGCCGTCGATCGTCGCCCTCGTCGCCGATAGGGCCCGCGAGCTCGGCCGGCCCATCACCGTCCTCGACGTCGGAGTCGGCCGCGGCAAGTACGGCCTCCTCTGCCGCGAGTACCTCGGCGACCGGCTCGAAGCCATCGACGGCATCGACGCCGAACCCCGCTACCTCGCCGAGGCCCCCTGGCTCGAGGAGCTCTACCGCTTCCTCGGCGAAGAAGACATCGTCGACCTCGTCCGCGAGCGCGACTTCACCGCCCACGCGTACGACCTCGTCCTCATGGTCGACGTCTTCGAACACCTCGACGACTTCGACGCCGCGCTCGTCATCCGTCGCCTCATCCCGCCCGTCATCATCTCGACGCCGCGCGACTACTTCCAGAACCCCGAGCACCGCACCCACCCGACCGAGAACCACCGCTCGCACTGGTCCGCGGCGACCATCGCCGCCTACCGGCCCCTCGACCGTGAAGACGTCGACGCGCTCGCCACGTTCGGCGCCGTCCTCGTCCGATGCGCGCCGCTCCCATGACGCGCGCCGTCATCACCGGCACCGGCCATAGCGGCACCGCCTGGATCGCGCGAGCCCTCAACCTCGCCGGTATCGCCGCCACCCACGAAGGCATCTTCACCCTCACCCGCCGCCCGGACCCCTGGCCCGCCGCGCTCACGGCCGACGTCTCTCTCGCCGCCACGCCCTATCTCGCGGCCCTCGACGTTGACATCGTCCCCGTTGTCGTCGTCCGCGACCCGCTCGAAGTCCTCAACTCCTTCCTCCGCGGCTGGACGTTCGCCGCGTCTTGCCCCTGCCATCCCGACACCCCCCGAGCCCATCTCGACTCGCCGCTCGGCCGCTTCATTGCCCGGCACGTCTCCCTCCCGTCGGCCGAGCTCGACGCGACCGCGCGATACGTCACCGACTGGCACCGCCTCGCCACCGCCATCCGGCCCGACGCGGCCGTCCTCCGCATCGAAGACCTCAACGGCGAAGGCCTCGCCGAACTCCTCGACGTCTTCGACGCCGGCCACGTCGCCCGCTACCTCCACGAACTCGAGCTCCTCCCCACCGACTACAACGCCCACGGCCCCACCGGCCTCAACCGTCCCCCGTTCTCATGGTCGACGCTCCCCGGCTCCGCCGCCACCGACGCCCTCCGTGGCCACGCCGACCGGCTCGGCTACTGACCCCGCCGTGAGAGTCCTCGCACACGTCCACAAGTACCCCCCGCTCCACGGCGCCGGCGCCGAATGGATGTTGCACACGATGCTCCGCCGGCTCGTCGAGCGCGGCGACGACGTCTTCGTCAACATCTACGACCAACGCCTCGCCTCCTACCGGCTCCACGGCGTCAACGTCATCACCGACGCCCGGCCCCGCGACCTCGCCGCGATGGCGGCCGAAGCCGACGTCGTCGTCACCCACCTCGACCGCACCGCCGACGCCGTCAAGGCCGCGCGTCAGGCCCGCCGGCCTCTCTGCCACGTCGTCCATAACGACCGTCAAGTCGCCTATCACCACGTCAAGCCCGGCGACGACGTCCTCCTCGCGATCAACTCGCAATGGATCACCGACGCGCTCGACTGGCCCGGCCGCCAAGTCCTCGTCCGGCCACCCGTCCGCACCGCCGACTACACCCTCGAGCGCGACCCGGCGGCCGCCGAGTACGTCACCCTCGTCAACATGACCCTCGAGAAGGGCTCCGGCGTCCTCCGCGACATCGCGCGCGCCCACCGCGCGCGCCGCTTCCTCGGAGTCGTCGGCGCGTATGGCACCCAAGACGTCCGCCGTCAACCGGCCAACGTGACCATCGGCCAACACACCGCGAACATCCGCGACGACGTCTACGCCCGCACGCGCGTCCTCCTCATGCCGAGCGGCTACGAATCATGGGGAAGAGTCGCCGTCGAGGCCGCCACCTCCGGCGTCCCCACCATCGCCCACCCCACGCCCGGCCTCGTCGAGGCCCTCGGCCCCGCCGGCATCTTCGCCGACCGGCACCGCCGCAACGACTGGCTCGAAGCCCTCGACGCGCTCGACGACCCGGACGTCTACGCCGCGGCGAGCGGACGCGCGCGAGCACGCGCCACCGAACTCGAAGCCATCACCGACCGTGACCTCGACGCCTTCGAAGCCGCGCTCGACCTCCTCGTCTCCGACGCCGGCGGCCCCTACGATGCCCCCATGAGCATCTTGAGCTCCGCCCGCGACCGGACCGTCTGCCCCGTATGCGGCGCCGGAGGTTGCGCGTGTTCTCCCGCCGCGGTCCGCTCGGCCATGAGAGGCCGTCCCGTCGGCGACTTCGAAGACGCCCCCCGAGCCGGTGGTCCCCTCAAGGTCTACCGGACCCACCGCGGCGACTTCCGCCTCAACGATGCCGCGGCCGCCGCTCAAGGTCTCATCCCCGCCGGCGACGAACTCGCGCCGCGCCTCGTCTCCCCGCTCTCGTCCGTCCTCGACTCCGAGACCTTCGGCTGGCTCGCCGCCAGGTACCGGGCCTCCGACGTCAAGGCCCGCGGGGACTTCCTCGCCGCCCTCGCCATCGTCCGCCCCGCCGTCTACGCCACCAAGGCCGTCGACCTCGCCAAGGACCACCTCTCCGCCGCTACGGCACCCCCTAGGCCCGCCGAGGCTCCCGAGGCCCAAGACCCCCCGGACGCCCCCACCGGCGCAGAGACACCCCCCGACGGCCGCATCGGAGACGTTCTCGCCTGGGTCGGCACCGACCCCGCCCGCGCCAAGGCCGCCATCGCCACCGAAACCGCCCTCGGCGGCAAGAATCGGCCCACCCTCCTCGCCGAGCTCCGCAAGGTCGAAAGGCCCGCCGCATGATCGCCACCGCCGACGAGCTCGCCACCTTCCTCGGCGTTGCGCCCTACACCGGCGCCGCCCTCGAGCAAGCCGAACTCGCCCTCGACCTCGCCGAAGGCATCATCAAGGCCGAACTCGACCAGGCCCTCGCCGAAGTCATCGACGACACCGTCACCCTCGCCGGCACCGGCGGCACCGAGCTCCTCCTCCCCGAGCTCCCCGTCACCGAAGTCACCGACGTCACCGTCAACGATCCCGCCGACGCCGACCCCCTGGCCCTCACCGCCGACGAGGACTACATCGCCGACCTCGGCGACGACGGCCGGCGCGGGATCCTCCGCCGCCGCGGGACACGTTGGCCCGGCCCCACCGGCACGATCACCGTGACCTACACCCACGGCTACGCCGACGGCACCGGCTACGCCGCGAGCACGATGCCCCCCGCCCTCAAGGCCGTCGCGCTCACCCTCGCCGTCCGCGCGAAGAGCAACCCCGCCGGCCTCACCCAAGAGACCGTCGGCCGATGGTCCGGCGCCTACGGCGGCCGCGGCTTCGACCTCACCGCCGCCGACAAGCTCGTCCTCGAGCGGTTCCTCCCCGGCCGGCGCGCATGAGCATCCCCCTCGGCTCCCTGCCCCACGCGCTCCTCGTCACCCACCGCACCGCCGGCACCCCCGACGGCTACGGCAACGAAGTCCTCATCGCCGGCACCACCGAAACCGTCCGCGGCCGCGTCGACATCGTCTCCACCACCGAGCAACTCGCCGACCGGAACGAGCAACGCGAACGGTACGACCTCGTCATCGCGCCCACCGCCGCACCCGTCGAAGGTATCGACCTCATCACCTGGACCGACGAAGGCATCGACCTCGAACTCGAAGGCCCCGCCGTCCCCGTCTACGACTCCGGCGCACCGCATCACCTCGAAGGCACCGCCTACCGGACGCGCGGCTAATGCCCAAGAACCTCGGCACCACCGTCATCCTCCGGCCCGACTTCGAGCGCGCGATCCTCCGCTCCACCGACGTCGAAGGCTTCCTCCAAGAACTCGCCGACGAGGCCGCCGAATACGCCAAGGACTCTGCCGCGTACCGCTCCGGCCACCTCGAAGGCGGCATCGAAGCCCAGGTCGTCCTCTCCGACGACTCTGGCGGCCTCGTCGGCCGTGTCGTCTCCAAGGACTTCAAATCCCTCTGGCTCGAACTCGGCACGCGCCGCACCCGCGCCCAACCGTATCTACTCCCCGCGCTCGAGGCCGTCGTCCCCGGCGTCAACATCTCCCGCCGGTAACCTCCGACGTCATGGCGAACTATCCCGGCGCCGCTCCCGCGCTCCCCGACATCACCGACGCGACGCCCTGGGATCAACACGCCGAAGACCACGAACTCGAACGCGAGGAAATCAACGCGATCGGCGCCGACATCGTCGCCGCGCTCGACGGCGAAGCCAACCTCGTCGACCGGCTCAACGCCATCATCGCCCTCACCGGCGGCGGTCTCACCCTCTCCGGCGACCCGGCCCTCGCGCTCGGCGCCGCGGCGGCTGGCAGCACTGGCGAAGCGTCCGACGCCGGCCACGTCCACCCGATGCCCAACGCCGCGGACGTCGGAGCCGACGCGGGCGGCGCTGCAGCCGCCGCGCAAGCCGCAGCGGAGGCCACCGCCGACGCCGCGCTCGGCGTCCACGCCGGCATCGTTGACGGCACCGCCCACGGCATCGCCGGTCTCATCGCCGCCGCGCTCGCCGCCGCGCAGGCCTACGCCGACGCCGGCGACGCGGCGCTCGTCGATTCGAGCCCCGCCGTCCTCGACACCCTCAACGAACTCGCCGCCGCGCTCGGCGACGACCCGAACTTCGCCACCACCATCACCAATCTCATCGGCACGAAGCAACCCTCCTCGGCCGAACTCGACGCCATCGCCGCGCTCACCGGCACCGCCTTCGGCCGGTCTCTCCTCGAACTCGTCGACGCGCCCGCCGCCCGCACCCTCCTCGCCCTCGGCGACCTCGCCACCGGCAACACCGCCTCCGACGTTCCCATCGTCGACACCGGCGGCAACTTCACCGCCACCGAAGTCGAAGGCGCCCTCGCCGAACTCGCCGCGTCATCCGGCGGCACCGACATCCGCCGCGGCGACACCGCCAGCGCCGGCGACCCCGCCACCTACCCCGGCGAGCTCTACGCCACCACCGACACCCTCGAGCTCCTCTACTCCACCGGCCTCGCATGGGAGAAAGTCGCCGACGTCGGGAAACTCCCCGCCTTCGCCGCCGCCATCCTCCTCGGCCACTCCTACACCCAAATCGGGGCCAACACCTACGCCACCCGCTTCGCCAACTGGACGCGCCGCTTCCTCGGCGCCCTCGGCGTCCCGCCCGACGAAACCTTCCCATGGGGCCAATCGGCCGGTCGCGCGATCGTGCCCCACGACTACGCCCCCGCGACATTCGAAGGTTCCGGTATCGGGACCGTCATGCGGTACATCCACCCGGATCACTCCTACAACACCGCCGGCGAAGACGGCGACAACGCCGACTCCCGAGCCTTCCCCGCGCTCGCCATCATCGAATGGCTCCTCAACGAGGCCTACCTCACCGACCCCGCCGTCGCCTTCGGGACGTTCGGCTACCCCGTCGGCGAACTCCGGCCCGCGTTCCGCGACGCTCACCGCACCGTCCTCTCCCGCCTCCGCGCCGCCAGGCTCTACGACTCCGACAACGCCGTCTTCGGCTACTCCGGCCCGACGTCGGCCGCGCTCTCCTACATGACGCGCGGCCGCTACCGGCCCATCACCGCCGACGGCCAGACGGCCACGCTCACGATCCCCGCCGCCTTCTCCGGCGGCACCCTCGCGCTCTGCTACCTCGGCGGCGCGAACGCCTACGCCCAACTCAACGGGGCCGCCACCGCCGGAAACGCCTACTTCGAAATCGACGACAACGCGCGCGCCACCCGCTTCCCCACCACCTACCCCTTCGACGTCACCCTCGACCCCGACGGAGTCGCCGAAACCGTCACCGTCACCGGCCGCACCCTCGGCACCAACCTCTACCGCTTCGCCATCTCCGGCGTCCTCGCCAACACCCACGCCAACGACGTCACCGTCCGCCGCTCCACCGCCCTCAAGGTCACCCTCTCCGGCACCGCCGGCCTCACCGACGTCATCACCCTCGCCGGCCGTGGCGCATGGGGCTACCCCCTCCAAGTCATTCACCGCGTCACCCTCCCCGCGAGCGCCGCCGGCCAAACCATCATCGCGACGACGAGCGGATACGCCGCCGAGCCCATCCCGCCCGGCTTCGGCGGCGCCTGGATCGAAGACGCGATCCCACCCCCCGCGCTCCTCGTCAATCAGCCCGTGAACATCTCCGGCCCGCTCGGCGACTCCGTCGTCCTCCCCGCGTCCATCGCCACCCTCAACGACGACCTCGACACCGTCGCCGCCGAATTCACCTCCGTCGAAGTCGTCGACCTCGAAACGCCGTTCAACGCCCGCTTCGGCTACACCCTCGGCACCACCCTCAACGCCACCGACGTCACCTCCACCGGCGTCGTCATCACCGCCATCGATGCCGCCGCCAACGAACTCGCCATCGGCAAGGTGCTCCGACGCGGCACCGAAAATATGCTCGTCACCGCGCTCGCCGGCACGTCCCCGAACTTCACCGCGTCCCTCCTCCGCGGTCACGAAGGCACCGTCAAGGCCACCCACGCCTCCGGCCTCCCCATCTTCGACCGCGCATGGCTCTCCAAGGCCGACCACACTCACCCCTCCGACTACGGCGGCCTCCTCATCGCCCGCTACACCATCGACACCGTCTACAACCTCGAGCAAACCTCCGAGCAACGCGTCGCGACCGGCGCCTACACCCTCGGCACCCTCCCGCGAATGCAACGCCAGGCCACCGGCGGCGGCCCCATCACCTACATCCCCACCGGCCTCCGCAACACCATCGCCAGTGCCGCCCTCACCCGAGGCCGCGAACGCGCGCAACCGTTCCTCCTCCCTCAATCCGGCATCATCTCGCGCCTCTGGCTCTACGTCACCGGCTCGAACCTCACCACCGTCCGCCGCTACGTCGCCGCGATCCGACTCCCCGGCGACGGCACGCCCGGCCAAGTCCTCTGCCAAGCCCCCGTCGACTTCCCTGGCGGCGGCGCCGGAGGATGGTTCGGCACCGCAGTCGGCGCGCTCTTCCAACCCGTCCGGCGCGGCTGGTACTGGCGGAGCATGACGTCAGTGAACGACGCCGGCACCTTCCAGACGTTCCGCTCCATCACCTCCGCGCCGTTCCAACACCCCCTCGGCGTCAACGCCCTCGCCGGTGACCCCAACCCCGAACCCGCCGGCTATCGGTGCGACCACGGCGCCATCACCGACGCCATTCCGTCCCTCTTCGGCGCCTACACGCTCATCGAAGACACCAACGGCGTTCCCCTCATCGCCATCGAATTCTCGACCCCGAACTCCGACTAAGGCCCGCCCATGTCCCTCACCTACGGCGACGTCCCCGGCCTCACCTACGGCGACGCGGGATCCCAAGGCACCGCCCCCGACTTCGGCCCCCTCGACCCCGAGCTCATCGTCACCGGCTACCTCCGCTCCGACCCCACCGTCGCCGGCATCGCCGCCGGCGTGAGCACCGAACTCCCCCATGACTTCCCCGTCCCCTGGGTTCGCGTCGTCCTCCTCCCCGGCAGCACCCAAGCCGACGGCCGGCACCCCGACCATCGCCTCCACCGCTACCGCCTCAACGTCGAAACCTGGGCGCGCGTCAAGACCGACGCCCGAGCCCTCACCGACGCCATCGCCGACGCCGCGCTCGCGCTCGTCGGGATCCACGCCAACGGCATCGTCACCAACGCCGAACTCGAAGGCCTCCCCTACTGGCTCTCCGACCCCGACGACGACTACGGCCGATACATCACCACCATCGCCATCTACGCCCACGCGCCCTAGGGTCCAACGGCGCACACCGCCACCCCGCTATCGTCCCCGCCTAGCACGCCAAGACCCGCCTCGAGGAGGCCCACGATGCCCAAGAACGTCGACGAGATCGTCGTCGGAGCCAACGGCTCCGTCTACGCCGCTCCGGACGCCACGCCCCTCCCCGACGACATCGACGACGCGCTCAACGCGGCCTTCGTCGACCTCGGCTTCACCTCCGAAGACGGCGTCAAGGCCAAGGACGCCAAGAGCATCACCGACATCGGGGTATGGCAACGGTTCTACCCCGTCCGCAAGATCGTCGACTCCCGCGAATTCACCGCGAACTTCGTCCTCCGCCAATTCTCCGGCCCGCAAGTCGAGCTCGCCTTCGGTGGCGCGACCGTGACCTCGACCACCAACGGCTTCAAGGTCACCCCGCCGAGCGCGGAAGTCATCGACATCCGCTCCGTGATCATCACTTGGCAGGACGGCACGAAGTCCTACATGCTCGTCATCCCGCGGTGCATCGTCACCGACGACGTCGAGCTCGCCATCGTCCGCAACGCCGCCGCGGACCTCCCCATCGGTCTCGCCGTCCTCGCCTCCGAGGATGAGGAGCCCTGGTACTTCCTCACCGACGACGAGACCTTCGCCGAGGCCACCTGATATGCCCCGCATCGACGTCGACGCCCAACGCGCGGCGCGGCGGGAGAAGCGCGGCGACGACCCCATCGTCATCGTCGTCGCCGGCCAGGACTTCCGGCTCCCCGACGAACTCCCCCTCGACATCCTCGAGGAGCTCGGCCCGCTCCTCGACGGCAAGAACATCACCACCGCGAAACCCGCGCTCCGCGCCCTCGTCGGAGACGAGGCCTACGACGCCTCCGATGTCCCCTGGTCCGTTCAAGACCTCGAGGAACTCGCCGAGGCCGTCGTCACCGCCTACGGCCTCTCGACGACCCCTTCTTCGGCCTCGTCCGCGACCTAGACGAACGCTTCGACGCGCTCGAGGCCGACTTCCTCCACTACTACGACATCGACCTCTCCGTCGCGCTCTACGGCGCCGGCGACCCCCGCATCACCGGCATCCGCCGGCTCGTCGCCCTCGCCGTCAACCTCCCCGAAGACGCCGCCGTCAACCGCGCCCGGCCCCCACTCCGAGGATGGACCCGCCGCGACGAACTCCTCGCGCAAGTCGTCGACGCCATCACCGCCCTCTCCGTCATCACCATCACCGCCTACTCCGAGAAAGACGCCACGCCACCGGAATGGCAACCCGTCCCCCGCCCCTGGGATCGCGACGAGACCTCCGAGCCCCGCCGCCAGTCCACCCCCGGCGAGATAGCCGCGTTCCTGAAAGGCGCCGGCGGTAGCGTCAGAGCGCCCACCGCCAAGGATTAGAGCCCGATGCCACTCCAAGCCGGCCAAGCCTTCATCGAGCTCACCCCCCGGCTCTCCCCCGCCTTCGCCGCCACCACCTCCGCCGCAGTCACCGCCGCCACCGGCCCCGCCATCGCCGCCGCGTCGGCCGCGTTCACGAACCTCGGCGGCAAGCTCCGCGGCATCGGCTCGAACCTCTCCAAGGCCATCACCCTCCCCATCATCGGCATCGGCGCCGCCGCCGTCGCCAGCGCCCTCTCCGTCGACAAGGCCTTCGACACGATCCGAGTCGGCACCGGCGCCACCGGCACCACCCTCGCCCAACTCCGCAAGGACTTCGGAGCGGTCGGCACCAACGTCACCGCCCCCCTCGAACGCGTCGGTGAAGTCATCGGCGACCTCAACACCCGCCTCGGCCTCACCGGCGAACCCATGCAACGCCTCGCCAAGCAACTCCTCGACCTCGAACAGATCAGCGGCGGCACCGAAATCAGTCTCGACGCCGTCACCCGAGTCCTCGGCGCGTTCCGCATCCCCACCGAAGACTCCTCCGACGCCATGGACCGCCTCTTCCGCGCCAGTCAGGCCACCGGAGTCGGCTTCAACGACCTCGCCGTCGCCATCGTCTCCCAATCCGCCGCGTTCTCCGAGCTCGGCTTCAACATGGACGAGACCGCCGCCATCATCGGAGACTTCGAAGCCGCCGGTGTCAACACCTCGAGCGTCCTCGGCGCGCTCCGCCTCAACATCGCCGCCGCCGCCAAGGAAGGCAAGAGCGCCGGCGAATTCTTCCGCGAGTCCGTCAAGACCATCGAAGGCTTCATCAAGTCGGGCAACGACGCCGCCGCCCAAGCCAAGGCCAAAGAGGTCTTCGGCGCCCGCACCTTCCTCGACGCCCTCGACGCCATCCGCCGCGGCAAATTCGACATCTCCGCCACCCTCGCGAAGATCACCGAAGGCACCGACACCATCTCCGGCCTCGCGAAGGAAACCGAATCCTTCCCTCAGAAATTCGAGCGGTTCAAGAACAAGACGAAACTCGCGCTCGCGCCCCTCGGCGACGTCATCTTCCCCGCCCTCGAGAAGGCCATCGACGCCATCGTCCCCGTCGTCACCCGCATCGGCGCCGCCTTCAAGAACCTCTCCCCCGGCGTCAAGACCGCCATCGTCGTCTTCGCCGGCGTCCTCGCCGCGCTCGGCCCCGTCGTCTGGATATTCGGAGTCGTCGCCACCGCCATCGGCGCCATCCTCTCCCCCGTCGGCCTCGTCATCCTCGGCATCGCCGCGCTCGGCGCCGCCGCCATCATCGCCTACAAGAAATTCGAGCCCTTCCGCGACATCGTCGACGCCATCGCCCGCTTCTTCACCGAGCGGCTCGTCCCCGCAGTCAAGGCCATCGTCTCCGCCTTCAAGGAAGGCGGCCTCTCCGCCGCGCTCGACGAACTCATCGCCCGCTTCCCCATCTTCCGCGGGGTCGCCACCGTCGTCGGGACCGTCGCCGACGCCGTCCGCACCGGCATCGAAGGCATCGTCGTCGCCTTCGGCTACCTCCGCGACGAGGTCTTCCCCATCGTCGCCGACGTCGTCACCGGCATCATCAAGCCCTTCGCCAACTTCGGGACCCGCATCGCGGACCGGCTCTCCGGCATCGTCGAAGCCTTCCGCAACATCTTCCTCATCGTCGCCGGCATCGTCGCCGTCGGCATCAAGGTCATCCTCTTCCTCTGGCGCGCGGTCGGCGACGACATCCTCCGCGTCGTCAAGGCCGCCTTCGACGCCGTGAAGACCGTCATCAAGGCCGCGCTCGACATCATCATCGGCATCGTCGACGTCTTCATTGGCATCTTCACCCTCGACTTCGGCCGCATATGGTCCGGCCTCTCCGGCATCGTCTCCGGCGCCTTCGACGCCATCGCGGCCGTCGTCACCCTCGGCTTCGAACTCATCGCCAGCATCTTCGGCGGCGCGCTTTCTCTCCTCGGCGAAGGCCTCACCCTCGCATGGGACACGATGGTCGGAGTCGTCGGCGGCGCGCTCGACGACATCGTCGGCTTCGTCGTCGGCCTCGGCGGCCGGATCATCGCGCCCTTCGTCGCCGTCTGGTCCGCGATCCTTGGCGGCGCCCGCACCGCCATCGACGGAGTCGTCGGCTTTATCTTCGGCCTCCCCGGCCGCATCACCGCCCTCGCCGGCGCCGTCCTCGCCGCCGCCGTCGGCATCGGCAAGGCCATCATCGACGGAGTCGGCGCCGGTCTCTCCGCCGTCGGCAACTTCGTCGGCGACCTCGCCGGCGCCGTCGGCGAGGCCTTCAAGAAGGCCGCCAATTGGGTCATCAAGAAGATCAACGAGGCGATCCCGGACTCCGTGAAATGGGGACCGTTCAGTATCAACCTCCCCGATAACCCCATCCCCACCTTCGGCGGTGGAGGAGTCGTCCCCGGCCCCCCCGGCGCCGCCGGCCTCGCCGAACTCCACGGCCAAGAAACCGTCTTCACCCCCGACCAACTCAAGGCCCTCGGCCGCGTCATCTCCGGCGGCGGAGCCCGAGGAGGCCCGACCATCACCTACGTCGCCAACTACACCTTCGACGGCACCCCCACCCCCCGCACCCTCCGCGACGTCGACGCCGCTACCCTCCGAGGACTACAAGCCGCGCTCCGCACCGTCTAAGGCCCACCGATGACTTGGAACCCCTCGAACCCCGACACCCTCGGCCTCGAATGGCTCCCCACGACGTCCGCGTACGAGCTCGTCGACGCCAACGGCAAAGGCCCCATCGAGAACTTCCGCTCCGCGTCGACGGAGACCGTCACCGACCTCGAGCTCTTCCTCACCGGCCTCACCGGCGACGGCCTCTTCGGCGTCGAAGTCTTCGCCTCCGGCAACGAAGTCGCGAGCGCGCCCCTGTCCTTCACCGTCGTCCCCCGCACCAACACCGGCTCGAGCGCCCCCGACTGGCTCGACTACTTCGGCGGTTCCCCCGACTATTGGGAGGTCGACTCCTTCGCCGCCGACGACACCGGCAACCGGCTCCACAATGCGAGCAACGCCTCGACCGTGTCGCCGCTCGTCTTCCGGCTCGGTGCCGGCGCGCAACCCGCGACCCTGACCAACAAACGGATCCTCCGCGTCGACCTCTGGATCCGGTGGAAATATGCCGGCGGCACCGGAGTCGGCGGGCAAGCCACCCTCGAAGACCCCTCGAGCCCCGGCACCTTCACCGTCGTCGGCGGCACCGTCACCCCGCCCCTCGGCTCCGCGTTCAAGAACGCGCGCCTCGCCCGCTTCGACCTCAACCCCTTCACCAACAAACCGTGGACCTACGCCGAGGCCATCGCGTACTTCTCGAGCGCGTCGACGCTCGCGGCCGGCGTCACGATGGGTTACAACTCCCTCGCCGGTGCCATCGACGTCTCCGCCATATGGGCGACCGTCACCTACTGCACCGAGAACCGGCTCGCCCACGGCTACCGGCTCCTCTCCGAGCTCGTCGCCGGCGACGGCTGGAAAGCCTTTCCCCTCACGAAACCCGACGGCGCCGCCAATTGGGCCAAGGCCAACGGCGCCGTCTACTCGATCGCGTTCCGCCGTGTCGGCGATAGCGGCTCCGTCTCCTACCCCTACGCCTACGAAGACGGCCGCCAGGCCCCCCACGCCGAACACTTCGGCCGCAACCCGTCCCTCGACGGCTTCGGCCTCATCACCTCCATCGGCAACGAACTCGACCGCGTGCGGCCCGTCCGCATGATCGTCGCCGGCGCCGACTCCGCCGACTCGCAGCCCTACACGTCCGCCGTCGCGCTCCCCGTCCTCAACGCCGCCCCCGCCCGCCAAGAACTCGACCAGGCCGCCGCCGACGACTACGGCTTCGTCCGCATCGTTCTCCGGCCCGCCGTCGGCTCGAGCCTCAACCTCCCCGACCTCACCGTCTCCCTCCGCCGCGAATCCGACTCCGCGCTCATGGGCACCGCCATCACCATCACCCGCGACGAAGTCGACGCGCTCCGAGCCTTCGGTGGCGGCTGGAAAACCTGGGAAGGATCCCTCGGCACGCCCGGCACCCTCGCGGCCGGCACCCGCTACTACCTCGAGCTCACCATGCCGGCCCACGCCGCCGAGGACTTCTGGCAGATCGCCGGCGCCACCACCGGCGCCAAGCCGGACGCCTCCTACCGTGGCGCGACGAACTGCGCCACATGGGGAGAATTCCGCGACACCGCCACCGACCTCGCCATCACCATCGGCACCGTCCCCGTCTCCCCGGCCGGCTTCGCCGTCGCCCTCGTCCCCTAGGCGCCCCGCATGACCATCCCCTACATCTCCGCCACTTGGACGGCCACCACCCTCGGCGGCGACTTCGACCGTTACGAGATCCAACGCTCCGAAGACGCCGGCGTCACCTGGGACGACGTCGCCAGGATCACCACCGAAACCATCGAGGTCTACCGGGACTACGAAGCCCTCCGCGACGTCGCCGCCCAATACCGGATCCGCGTCGTGCGCGCCGACCAGGCCGCGTCGGCATGGTCCGCGGTCGACTCTGAGACCATCCCCGCCTCCGGCTGGCTCCTCGTCTCCAACGAAGCCCCCGAACTCTCCCTCGAAGTCCTCGTCGAGCGCGACACCGCCGCCGGCCATACCTGGGAGTTTCCGACCACCGAGGCCGAGTACCGCATCCTCGGCCGGCCCGGCGCCGTCATCCTCAAGGACCTCGTCGACCCCGGCGACGCGTTCACCCTCAACCTCGTCGAAGTCGACGACACCGCACCGACCCGCGCCGCGTATGACGGCCTCCTCGCCCTGTCCCGCGCCGCGCTCGCCTATGTCGCCGTCATCTCGCCCGAAGGCCACCGATGGCTCGCCAACCTCACCGTCGACCAAGGCCCCCAATCCGGTGGCCGGCAGATCTACCGCGCGCCGATCCGCGTGCGTGAACTCACCGCGATCCCGTCCGTCGTCGACGTCGCCGTCCCGTAGGAGCCGAACCGATGCCCCGCAACTACCCCTACTCCAAAGACGTTTGGCCCGCCGGCAGCTTCTATGAGGGAAAGTCTTTCTCGACCGCCGGCTCGACGACATGGCCCGAAGACGTCGGCGACCAATTCGAGGCCCTCCAAGACGAGCTCGGCTACCTCGGCGACACGCCGAGCGACCCCGGAGTCCACGGCCGTCTCGCCGCGCTCGAAGCCGCCACCGGCACCGCCGCCACCACCAACACCTTCGACACGATGCCCTCCCTCGTCGACCGTGGACTCACCCACGACGGCGGCGACGACCTCTTCTTCCCCTCCATCGTCGCCGGCCGCCTCCGCATCACCGCCCCATCCGGCAACGTCGGCGGCAACATGCGCCGCGTCTACGGCCTCACCCACACCGGCATCCTCGGCGACTCCGAAATCCGCTCCGACTGGCACGACTCGAGCACCGACCTCGGCACCCTCACCCGGTTCCAACCCGGCCACGCCCACCGCATCACCTCCGACAAGAACGCCGACGAGCGCGGCCTCGCCACCTCCGGCGGCGCGTCGACCCTCACCGACACGACGAAGGCCTGGACCGTCGACGGCTGGCATGGCCCCGGCTCCGACTACCGCGAGCACTTCGTCACCATCATCGCCGGCACCGGCATCGGCCAGGCCCGCCGCATCACCGACAACACCGCCACCGTCCTCACCGTCAACGCCGCATGGACCATCAACCCCGACGCGACGAGCCGCTACGAGATATGGCACTACGCCACCCGCGCGATCATCGTCTGCTCCGTCATCGCCTTCGGTGAGCACCAGAAACTTCAAGCCATGACGATGGACGGCCCCGCGTTCAACGTCTTCGACGTCGCCGACTTCGGCGCGTACCTCAAGCCCACGACGCTCCGCGAGCTCCCCTGGCACGTCAAGACCCGCCTACGCGACAACACCCTCGACGTCGCGGTATGGGTCGACGGCGACCCCGAACCCGACTACGGCGACGCCGGCCAAACCGATAGCTTCCCCGTCCCCGACGGCTTCCAAGCGCCCGGCCTCTCCGGCCTCTACCTCGGCCACCTCGAAGCCGACGACTGGCTCGAATACGACAACCTCACCGTCACCGGAGCCTGACCCATGCCGACCCGCGGCTCCCTCCTCGGCGTCACGACATTTCAGAGCGCCGAGAAACGCGCCAAGCTCCTCGCCGAAGGCCTCCAATGGATCGGATGGGGCGAAGAGTGGCCCTGGAACGTCCTCGGCGACGGCGTCACCGTCAACCGGCCAGCCCTCGAAGCCAAATTCGACCTCGTCCTCGACGCCGGCCTCTCCCTCGTCGCCGGCTTCATGGGGATCCCCGCCGCGTGTAACGCCAACGCCGGCCCGGCCGACCCCGCCTCACCCGACGGCCATTGGCACTGGTATCCCAACAACGGCACCACCGGCGAGCTCCTCACCTACGCCGCCGCGTACGAATACGCCGCCGCGCTCCCCCCCGCCGGACAGATCGCCGGAGAGCAACGCGCCATCCTCTCCCTCGGAAACGAGATACAGATCCACGACTTTGACCACGGGGACCAGTCGCCCTACGAGAAGGGCCGCTACTTCCTCGCCGCGATCCAAGGTGCCCACGCCGGCAACCCTGGCCTACCGATCGGCGCGTGGGCCACCGCCGCATGGGGAGACCTCAACAACGCCGCCGACCTCAACTCGCCGCCCGCCGGCCGTGGACTCCCCCACGACTACGTCCGCCGGATGCTCATCGCCGTCCCCGAGCTCCTCGAGCCGGCGAACCTCCCCGACTTCGTCACGTTCCACCCCTACGCCTTCTCCGCCGGTGCCAACGCCAACGTCGGATGGAACGGCCTTCACCAACTCGACGCCCTCGCGGAAACGTTGAGCATGGAATTCGGCCTCTCCATCCCGATCATGCCCACCGAATTCGGGCACCCCGGCGGCCCCACCGCTCAGAATCCCCTATGGACCGAGGAGAACCAGGCCACCGAGGCCCACCTCCTCCTCCAACACCTCCTATGGCGCGAGACCGTTACCGGGACCGTCGGCGGCCCCTGGCTCTTCCTCGGCCTCGTCGACGGCGACGTCGGGACCGGCACCTCATGGGACGTCCACATGGGGATATTCCGCGCCGACTTCTCCGACAAGCCCGTCAGTCCCGTCTTCCGCGAATGGGCCGCCATGGAAATCGGCGACCCGGCACCCGACCCCGGCGCCGGCTGGCAGTCCACCGGCATCGGCTGGGAGAGCACTACCGAAGGTTGGGACTCTGTCCTCGTCCCCCCGGCCCCGCCCCCCTATGTCGCGATCCCCGACGCGGCCGGCACCCGTCGCGCCCAACGCTGGAAAGGCGCCGCGCCCACCTACACCGCGCGCGCCTACCCCGGCGACACCGTCGGCCCCCGCCGCGCGATCAGCACCACCGACCTCCTCGAAATGCGCGGCGTCAACACCCGCGCCTCCACCTTCCGCTTCGACGTCCTCGACAAGGCCTTCACCCTCATCGGCACCCTCGACGTCGACGGCCTCCGACCCCCGAAGATCACCAACGACTCCACCCGCACAATCAAGCGGTCCCTCGACGGCCTCAACGTCGACCCTGCCACCGCGCTCGAGCTCGACACCCTCGGCGCCCGGATCCGGCCCACCGTCATCCTCGAAGACGGCACCGAGTACCCCCTCGGCGTCTTCCTCTTCGTCGACGCGTCCCGCAACCGTCTCGAAGCCGGCCTCGAACTCGGCGGCTCCCTCCACGACCTTCTCTTCACCCTCGACCAACCCACCGAGAAGACCACCGCCTACCCGCGTGGCACCCGCCTCACCGACATCATCACCGAGCAAGCCCACCTCGCGGGGATCCCATTCCACGACAACACGCCCTCCCCGCACACCGCCACCGCGCCCCTCGCCTGGCCCGCCGGCACCAAACGCCTCGCGATCATGGACGAAGTCGCCCTCATGAACCACTGCATGTCGCCCTACGTCGACAATGCCGGCGTCCTCCGCTGCATCCCCCCACCCGCGCCGATCGCCCGCTACGACTACCTCCTCGGCGGCCGCATCGTCTCCGGCACCCCACCCGTCGAATCTGACGACATCCTCAAGGCCCCCAACGTCTACATCGTCCTCGACGACGCGAGCACCGACTCGCCCATCGTCGGCCGTTACGAACTCCCCGCCTCGTCGCCGCTCTCCATCACCAACCGAGGCTTCGCGATCGCCGATGTCCGCACCCTCCAAGGCCTCGCCGACCAGGCCGCCGCCGACGAGGCCGCCTACACCGCCGCGTACCGCGACGGCGCCGGCTATCAGGCCGTCACCTTCTCCGCGATCCCCGACTGGCGCCACGACACCTACGACGTCCTCCGCTACCTCGACGGCAACGACTGGCGCGAGACCTCCTGGGATGTCGAGCTCTCCCCCACCGCGCTTATGACTCACCAAGCCCGGAGGCTCTACGCGTGACCCTCCAACGCGCCGCCGCGCCCGACACCGCCACCCGTGTCCTCGCCATGATCCGGCCGCAACTCCTCACCGTCGCCGCCGACGTCGCCGAACGCGTCCGCCAGTCCCTCCGCTACGCCCTCCCCCGGCCCGCGACCGTCAAGACGTTCAACACCGCCACCGCCATCGCCTTCGTCACCGTCGACGACACCGACGCCGAAACCGACGAACCCATCGAGGCCCAAGTCATCACCGCGTACCCCCTCCGCGCCGGCGACCGTGTCTTCGTCCTCTTCGTCCCCCCCCACGGCCTCCTCGTCGTCGGCCATGCCCTCGGCGTCCCCCTCATCGCCAACGAAGACGACGCCGGCTTCTCCTCCGCGCTTGCCGTCGCCCCCTCCTGGACGACCATCAAGACCCTCGAGCTCGGCTCCGAGCCCCTCGGCCGCGCCTATCGGCTCGTCGCCCGCACCGACTTCGGCCTCTACTCCTTCGCCGCCGGAGCCCTCACCGCCACCGTCGAGGTCGGCGTCTCCGTCGACGGCGGGACCACCTACGTCACCAACGAACGCACCACCTCGGCGCCCGCCTCGCTCCTCTACGGCGGCGGTTCCGTCTCGCGGTCCGCGGCCGGCTCGAGCAACGTCTACCGGCCCCGCATCCGCGTCCGCGCGCAACTCATCGCCACCGCCGGCGGCGCCTACGACATCCGCGACTTCTTCACCACCTGGACCATCACCCCGCAAGAATGAGCCCCATGCCCTTCGACGCCACCCCGCCCATCCTCGTCGCCGACCCCGCGCCCGGCTCCGCCGGTCAAGCCATCAACGCCTACGCCGCCACCCGCGCCGAACTCTGGCACGCCGCCGCGACGACCCCGACAAGCGGCGACGGTATCCAAGAGCTCACCGTCGAACTCACCCCCTGGGACGACCTCTTCACCGACCTCGAAGCCCTCCGCGACGCCCTCACCGCCGGCGGCGCCGACGTCACCGTCGACCCCCTCCCCGGCGCCTAACCTCTGGCGCATGGACCAGGCCTTACACCCCGACGCCCCCGGCTACCTCCGCGTCTTCCGCGGCACCGACGGCGACGTCTACTTCTCCGTCATGGGATGGAACCACGAACCGACGAGCACCTCCGAAGGTCACAAGAACCGCGGCGATGTCGCCGACCTCCTCGAGCGGTACTACCCCGAGTGGCCCATCGACAATGAGCTCATCGAAGGCCGCGGCTAGCCCCGATGCTCCGCTACGACGCCGTCACCACGGCCGAACCCGACCCCGGAAAGTGTCGACCCGGCACCGTCGAGCTCCGCGACCACATGCTCGCCCGCTTCCCCGGCCTCAAGTACGGCGGCGGCACCGCGTCAGGTTGCTACGTCCCCGGCGGCCTCAACGACGACAAGAAGACCCCCTCGCCCCACGGCCGCGGCCGCGCGGTCGACCTCGCCGGCACCGGCAAGCTCCTCGACGACGCCTTCGACTACGCCGTCGCCAACGCCTCCATCCTCGGAATCCAACAGGCCATCGCCAACAGCCGCATATGGTCCGCGTACAACGACAAGCCGCCCGGCCCCTACACCGTCAACCCGCACCGCGACCATATCCACCTCGCGCAGAACCTCGACGGCGCCGCCAACTACCGCAACGACACCTCCGGAGGAGCCCCCGATATGGACATCAACGACCACTACCAGATCCGCACGTTCGTCGCGGCCGCGCTCGGCGCCGAAGCCAACCGCATCATCGGCACCCTCGAAACCGACATCAAGCGCGAATACATCCCCGCCATCGTCGCCGGCACCGTCACCGCCCTCAAGCCCCTCCTCGCCGACGACACCCCCGACATCGACACCGACGCCATCGTCGCCGGCATCGTCGCCGCGCTCCCCGAACGGCCGCCACCCACCGTCGACGTCGACGCCATCCTCGACGCCGCCGCCGCCCGCCTCGCCGAGTAGTCCCATGCTGGCCCTCTCCCCCGGCTGGCAGACCGCCGCCGACGCTGGATATGTCGTCGCGACCATCTCCGGCGCCGCGCTCGGTCTCTCGGCCGCCGGCCGTCTCCGGCCCGTCCGATGGGTCTACCGCACCCTCATCGGCGAACCCGCCGGCCGGTTCTTCCGCGACGAAGTCACCGCCATCGTCCGGCCCCTCCACGACGCCAACATCGAAGCCCTCAAGATCCACACCGATGAGGAAATGCTCATCGTTGCCGCGGCCGCCGCAGAATTCGGCCGGGTCGCGTCCACCGCCGAAGAGGCCCTCGAAGTCTCCAAGGCCACCGGCGACAAGATCGGAGAAGTCCTCGAGCTCGCCATCGTCGCCCGAGACAGCGCCGAAGCCAACGAACACCGCCTCGCCGCCCTCGAAGCCGGACGCGAGTGAGAAAGCCCGCCAACCATGCACAAATTCGCCGCCACCAACTTCGACGCCGCCGGCCTCGCGCTCCTCGTCGCGTCCATCGCCACCCTCATCACCGCCCTCGCCGGCGCGATCGTCACCGTCCGCGTCCGCAACGAAGTCCGCACCTACAACGAAACGACCACCGGCGGCCTCGCGGCGCAAGCAGAAACGCGCCGCGTGGAGGCCATGCCCCACGACGAGCGGACCGCGAAGGAGCAACGCCACCTCGACGAAGCGCCGCCCGACGAGCCGCCGCAAGGCCCATCCCGCTAGGCAACGCCGCCAACCGAAGGAGCCCACCCATGCCCGAAGAACCCACCACGAGCACCGACCGCGGCACCGTCCGCATCGTCGCCGCCGGCCTCATCATCATCGCGCTCGCCGTCGCGTGCGGCCTCCTCGCCGTCGTCGCCTTCGCCCACGACATCCCCGCCGACGCCCGAGTCACCGCCCTCGCCACCGTCGGCGTCATGGGATCCACGTCCCTTGGCGCCGCCGGCGCACTCCTCGCCAGCACCCGCAACGCCGGCACCCCCACCGTCGCCAGGCCCCGCCCCGTCGACGAACTCCTCCCCGAGTAGCATCGGCCACGACATAGGAACGCCGGACGGACGGAGCCGGCACCGCAGGCAACACTCCGCACCTCGGATAGGGCCGGCCTTCGGGTCGGCCCTTCCGCGTGTCGCACCCCCGCGCTATGGTCACCCCCAAGGACGCACCGACCCCATGAGGAGCCCAATGGCTCACTCCCGAGACATCTGACGGCACCGAGCGCATCGTCCCCGCGCGCCGCCAGTAGGAGCACCATGCCCACCGAAGACCTCCCGCACCGCACCACCCTCTCCGGTAGCACCCTCGAACACCGCCGGCCCCTCGAGCTCGGCGACCGGCTCACCCTCATTGTCGAGGCCCAAGTCACCGGCCTCGGCACGAAGCGCGTCTCCGACGGCGACATCGAAGTCCGCACCTTGCGCGCCTCCGACATCCTCGAGCTCCGCGGCGGCGGCTCCCTCACCGTCGCCGACGCCATCGACGCCGCGCGCACCATGCGCCGCGCCGAGGCCGACGCCCGCACCGGCGCCCTCACCCTCGACCTCGACGCCGCCACCCTCTACCTCGTCTCCTTCGAGACCTGCGGCCACGACGCCAACTACCCCGAAGACTGGCTCCGCGTCGAAGAGACCGGCACCGAGGCCGTCGCCGGCTACTTCCGCGACCTCGAACGCCCCGAAGCCGGCGAGGTCGCCCCCTGCCCCCTCTGCTATCTCGACAACCCCGACCTCGAGCCCGGCGCCTCCTCGAAAGTCGCCTCCGTCGGCCGCTCCGAAGGCCCCCCGCCCGCCGATCCCACCGGCACCGCCCTCGCCGAGCTCGGAGACGTCGACGCCTTCGTCGCCGAGCACATCCCCGACTACGTCGACCTCGAGCCCGCCGAACTCCTCGGCCGCTTCGACGAGCTCCCGACGCTCGGCCTCGGCGCCTGGCAGGACATCGCCGCCTACGAAGCCGACGTCTTCGGCGACGAAGCCCTCGGCGGCCCCAACGACCGCGACGAGGTCCGCGCCGACCTCGCGGCCCGCATCGCCCACTTCTCCGACGTTGCCCCCTGGGACGGCTACGACGGCGCATGGTCGGCCGTCATCCGCGACCGGCTCAAGACCACCGCCCACAAGGCCCGCGAGGTCTACGCCTACGAGGCGGCCCACAAGGCCCGCAAGGCCATCCTGGGAGCCGCCGAGGACATCTTCTCCCCGCCGCCCCCGATCGTCGACGAGGCGGCCACCGAGGCCGAGGAGGAGCGGTTCTAGTGGCCCGCTGGTATCAGACGCCCGGCGAGGAGCCCCGCCTCGTCAACCTCGACGCCCTCACCGACATCGAAGTCCTCGCATGGCCCGAAGGCGGCGACCGTTTCGCCGTCGTCGGGTACCTCCCCGCCCGATGGCCCGCACACAACAACCTCGTCGTCCTCGACGCCGGCTACCCCACCCGCAAGGCCGCGCACGACCGCCTCGCCGACCACGCCAAGGAGCTCACCGCATGACCCCCGCCAAGCCCAAGAACCCCACCCGTCAAGTCCGGCGCGGGAAAGGCCACTCCTACTACGCCGACGACGTCAAGGTCCCCGGCGTCACCACCCTCCTCAACGGCATCCCCAAGCCCGCCCTCGTCAATTGGGCCGCGCGCGTCACCGCCGAAGAGGCCGTCAACCGATGGGACGAATTCGCCGCCATGCCAGTCGGCCGGCGCATCGCCGCCCTCGAACGCGCACGCTATGACATCACCTCCGAGGCCTCCGAACGCGGTAAAGAGGTCCACGCCCTCGCGCACCGCCTCGCCATCGGCGACGAGGTCGACGTCCCCGAAGAACTCTCCGGCTACATCAAGAGCCTCTTCGCGTTCCTCAAGGACTTCGACGTCGACGAGGAACTCGTCGAAGTCATCATCGTCAAGCGCACCGCGTGGGGCACCTACATGGGCCAATTCGACGCCCTCGCCGCGCTCGGCGTCTTCGCCGGCGAACGGTGGCTCATCGACTACAAGACCGGCAAAGGGGTCTATTCGGAGGCCGCGCACCAACTCGCCGCGTACAACGACGCCGACACCTACCTCGACGCCGACGGCACCGAGCAACCCTTCGAAGCCGCCGACCGGCTCGGCGTCGTCCACCTCCGCCAGGACGGCTACGAACTCCGGCCCGTCAACCCCGAACCTGACGGCGCGCTCCCATCCCTCGCCGTCTTCGCGTACGCCGCGCAGATCAAGCGGTACCTCGACGACGTCGAAGAGGACCGCGGCCTCTACATCGGCGAATCCATCCGACCACCCCGAAAGGCCTGACCAATGAGCCCGAAGACCCCAACCCCCGCCACACTCGCGCGGACCGTCACCCGCCTCCGCAACCGCATCGAACGCCTCGAACGCTCCGAAGGCGAACTCCTCGCCGAGCTCCGCATGACCGAAGGCGCCGCGCGCCTCCGCTCCGGCGAGATCCACCGCCTCGAGGCCCGATGCTCCGAGCTCTACGACGAGGCCCGCCGCCTCGGCGCCGAGCTCGTCGCCGAACGGCTCAAGCCCCGCGCGCCCGCATGGCCCGCCGAGAATCCGAACCAGGAGGCCACGCCATGAGCGGCACCGAGATCACCCCCTACGAGCCCCCCGCCGACCGCGAGCGCCCCTGGCTCGCCCTCCTCGAACCCGCCGCGCGCCTCGCCGACGCCATCGCCCGCACCGACTTCGTCCCGTCCGCCCTGCGCGGCAACACCGCCGCCATCACCGCCGCCGTCCTCTACGGCGACGAAGTCGGCCTCCCCCCCATGCAATCCCTCGCCAAGGTCCACGTCATCGAAGGTCGGCCCGCCCTCGCCGCCGAAGCCCAACGCGCCCTCATCCTCGCCGCCGGCCATGAGGTATGGCTCGAGAACTCGAGCTCCACCTCCGTCACCTGGGCAGGCCGCCGCAAAGGCTCCGACCAAGTCACCCGCATCGAATGGACGATGGACGACGCCCGCCGCGCCGGCCTCGACCGCCGCCCGAATTACGCCAAGTACCCGCGCGCGATGCTCTCCGCCCGCGCATCCGCGGACCTCGCCCGCGCCGTGTTCCCCGACGTCATCGGCGGCCTCATGGCCCTCGAAGAGCTCGAGGATGTCGTCCCCGGCGAGGATGGCCCCGAACTCCCCGGCCAGACACCCGCGAAGAAGACCACCCGCGCGAAGCGGTCCCGCAAGTCGCCGGCGGCCGCGTCGTCCGCGGCGCGGGCCGTAGACGTCCCCGACGCGACGCTCCCTGCCCTCCCTGGCGCCCCGGACGGCCCCGCCGCGCCGAAGGCCCCGAAGGCCGCCGCCGAGCCCGTACCGCCCCCCACGGCCCCCGACGAGGCCACCGGCGAACCCGACCCCGGCCCGTCCCTTCCCTGGCCCAACTACTACGCCATGAAAGCCAAGGAAGTCGGCCTCGACGACGACGAACGGCACGCCCTCACCAACGTCGTCACCGAAGGCCGCACCGAGACCTCCGGCGACATGACGGAGGAGGAGCGGGCCTTCGCCCGCGAGGCCCTCACCAAGCTCTCCGAGAACCTCTGGCGCCTCACCCTCGCCGCCGGCATCGACGACGAAGGCCGCGCCCGCACCGCGTACCGCCTCGAGCGGAAAGTCGCGGGTGAGGTCGAAGTCGTCCGCTCCGGCCGCGCGTCCGATACACCGGACACCTCCGGGCCCGAAACGTCAACAACGGCGGCCTCGGAGCCCTCGAAAGTGTCCGAACCGTCGGACACCGACGACGAGCCCGTCGAAGGCACCATCGTCATCGACGAAGCCTCCCTCCGGCGCCTCATGCGCGCCAAGGCCAAGCGCGTCTCCGACGTCCTCAAGAAGGCCTCCGAAGGTCGCGGCGCACCGTCGGCGCCGAGGAAGATCGCCGACATTCTCGACGAGCCGGAGCTCGCCGCCACCGTCGTCGCCTGGCTCGAGGAGCTCGAGGATGTCTGATTGGCGTGCTGCTACACCCCAAGAACGCCGAGAGTTCTGCGAACAGCTAGACGCGAGGACGCCCACTCTCGTCGCCGTCCGGTTGGACCGTCATGCCCGTACGTTTGGTCCGGGTCAGGAGTTGAAGATCGGAGAGGATCACACCGGCTGCGAGACGCCAGGCTGCGAGGACGGGCGTATCTACCGTGTCGGTGGGTTCGGCAGTTATACCCCTTGTCCTGGTGGCCGTCGGATTGTATGGACCACACCGTGACGGAGCGCCGCGTCATGGGTCTCGACCTCGCGCTCGGCGGCACCGGCATCGCCCTCCCCGACGGCACCACCCTCCGCCACCGGCCCCAAGGCCCCGACAACGTCGGCTACCGCCGCCACGCCGACATCGCCCTCACCGTCCTCGCCATCATCGGCACCGCGAAACCCGACCTCGTCGTCGTCGAGGACTACGCCCCCCACTCCATCGGCATCAACTCGACCATCGCCGCCGGCGAACTTCAAGGCGTGATTCGCGTCCACTTCACGCTTCGCCGCATCGCGTGGCGCGCGGTCCCCCCGTCGACGCTCAAGAAGTACGCGACCGGCCGCGGTACCGCCACCAAGCCCGAAATGGTCGCGGCCGCGATCGAAGCCGGAGCGCGGCCCGGCCTCTCCCACGACGAGGCCGACGCCTGGCACCTCCGCCGCTACGGCCTCGAGCACCTATGAGCCGACCCCGACTCCTCGACCTCTTCTCCGGCGCCGGCGGCGCCGCGATGGGTTACCACCGCGCCGGATTCGACGTCGTCGGCGTCGACCTCAACCCGCAACCCCGCTACCCGTTCACGTTCCACCAAGCCGACGCGCTCACCGTCCTCGACCACCTCATCGACTGCAGCGAAAGTTGTGAGGCCTTCCCCTTCCTCCGAGGCTTCGACGCCGTCCACGCCTCCCCGCCATGTCAACGATTCTCAGACCTCGCCCCCCGCAACGGCAACGCCGCCGACTGGCCCGACCTCATCGACGCCATCCGCGACCGCATCGACCGACTCCCCTACGTCATCGAAAACGTCGAAGGAGCACCACTCCGCGCGCCCGTCGTCCTATGCGGCGCCTCCTTCCCCGGTCTCCGCGTCATCCGCCATCGGCTCTTCGAATCAAACGTCCACCTCTTCGCCCCGCCTCATCGGCCTCATCCTCTGGTATTCACCCACGACAAACGCAAGGCCCACTACGGCAAACTCGACCAGGCGCGCGACTTCGTCCAAGTCACCGGCGGCGGAAACGCCACCGTCGCCAACAAGGCCGACGCAATGGGCATCGACTGGATGATCGGCGCCGAGCTCAACGAAGCCATCCCCCCCGCCTACACCGAACTCATCGGCGCCCAACTCATCGAGCACCTATGACGCGCCCTGAAATGTCACTCTTTCCCGACGTCGCCGTGAAGCCTCCGGCCGGAGCCGATCCGATCTTGGCCGCGACAGCATGGAAGTCCAACGCCGAGCTCGTCGTGGCACTCCGCGACCTCGCCTTCCTCCCCATCGCCGGCCGCATCCTCGACCCGACCTTCGGCCGCGGAACATGGTGGGCAAAATGGCGACCCGCCGGCCTCACCGGCACCGACATCGCCACCGGCGCCGACGTCCGCAACCTCCCCTTCCGCGACGACGCCTTCGACGCCGCCGTCTACGACCCGCCCCACATCCCGAGCTATAGCCTCGCCACCACTACCGCCGACGACTTCCGCGACCGCTTCGGCCTCATGGAACTCAGGAACTCCGCCGGAATTCGCGACCTCTACATCGAAGGCATCGCCGAGCTCGGCCGCGTGATCCGGCCAGGAGGCCACCTCACCGTCAAGACCACCGACTACATCAACGGCCGCATCTATCACCCGATGGCAGCCAACGCCGTCGGCTGGCTCCAAGCGGCCAACTTCGACGTCGTCGACGTTCTCGTCATGCTCCGCAACCCCGGCCCCACCGGCAACCGCGCCACTCACTCATCGCGCCGCAATTACTCCACGGCGACCGTCGGCCGCCTCCGTCATCGCCGAGCCCGATCACGATGACGCGCGCCACCGTCACCATCGCCCTCGAACTCGGCTCCGGCACCATCGACGAAGCCACCATCGTCATCGGCACCCTCCGCGCCGGCGCCGCGTTCCACCGCAACCGGAACGTCCACGGCCTCCACGACGAACTCAACGCCCACCACGACGCCGCCACCCTCGACGACGTCGCCGACCGCATCGAGGCCGCCATCGCGCGCCTCGCCACCGCGATCAAGGAGCGCCGCGCCGCCGAGAAGAAGGCCGCGGCCGCCACCAACCGCGCCGCCACCCTGGCGGCCCGACGAAAGGAACCCGCACCATGACCACCGGACCCGTCACCCTCGGCGAGAAATACCGCGACACCATCACCGGCGCCGAAGGCATCGCCGTCGCCCGCTACGAATTCCTCTACGGATGCGTCCGCATCGCGCTCGAAGGCACCGAACTCAAGGACGGCAAGCCCGTCGAGCTCGTCTTCGACGAGCAGCGCCTCGTCGGCGTCGAGGCCGCCTCCGCGAAGAGCGGCGGACCACGCGACACCGCCGGCGCGCAACGACCCGACCCGACCCGCTAGGACCGGCGGAGGTCGGCCCATCCGCGGCCGGCCTCCGCTAATCCTCTACTCTCCCCCGGCGCACTAGGACGCTCAACCCCGAAAGGACCACCATGCACTCCCTCACCCTCTGGCTCATCCGAGCCGCCGCGCTCATCATCCTCACCGGCGGCCTCTTCGCCACCCTCGCCGCCCTCGACTGGCTCGAAGCCCGCAACGCCCGCCGACGCCACCCCGCACGCCTCACCAACGTCTACGCCCACCCCACCGCCATCCGCCGCCACGAACACGCCGCGCGGCCCTACGACTACGACGTCGACGGCCTCTAATGTCGGCCACGGAAATCGACGCCATCGTCTCCTACTCGCTCCTCGCCATCGTGCTCTTCGTCTGTTGGCCCGCCGCCGTGCTCTACGCCCGACGATGCAACCGCAAGAGCGAAGAGGGACGCCGAGAACTCGAGGCCAAAGTCCGAGCATGGATCGACCAGCAGTAGGCACCACCCGCGCAAACGCGCGACCCTAGGACGCCCCACCCCTTCGACCGTCAGGACGCCCCGCCATGCCCAAGCGCCCCCGCCGCAAGACCCCGCGCCACTTCGTCCTCCTCTCCGCCGTCGCCGAACGCGGCAACGCGATCGACGACGAAGGCCACGCCGCCGACGCCGTCGTCAAGCTCACCATCCGCGGCCGATGGACCCACGGCCAGGACCAGACCCTCGCGCTCCTCATCCCCGGCGACGCGGTCAAGCCCCTCGGCGAACTCCTCATCAAGGCCGCGCCGCCACCGCCGGCACCCGAATCCGAGGAGCCCGCCGCCACGCCCGTCCCGTAGCGCATGGCCAGCGAAAGCGGAGGACCGCCGGACGAATCCGACGGCCCTCCGAGGACGCTCACCCCAGGACCAAAGTCCCGAGCCAGCAACCGAGACCCTACCGCATACGACCCCGGCCGCGTCCCCCCCCACGACATCGACGCCGAACGCGCCCTCCTCGGCGCCATGCTCATCAACGTCGACGCCGTCAAGGCCGCCACCAACGTCCGCCCGTCCGCGTTCTACCGGCCGCAACACGCCGCGATCTTCACCGCCATCCTCGGCCTCTACGAGCTCGAAGAACCCGTCGACCCCGTCACCGTCGCCGCCCGCCTCAACGGCCGCCTCGGCCTCAACCGCGGCTACCTCCTCGAACTCCAAGCCGACACCCCCGCGAGCGCCAACGCGAAGCATTACGCCGAGCTCGTCACCGCCAGCGCCCACCGACGCGAAGCCATCACCCTCGCCGGCGAACTCGCCACCGCCGCCTACACCGGCCTCGACTGGACCAACCGCGCCAACGACCTCCTCGAACACGTCGCCACCAACGGCGTCATCTTCGACCAAGCCACCACCATCGACCTCGTCGACCTCGGCCCCATCGTCCGCGGCGAAGACCCCGAAGTCGTCCCCTACTGGCTCCGCCGCAACGACGGCGCCGCGCTCCTCTACCCCGGCAAAGTCCACGACCTCCACGGCGAGCCCAGCACGGGCAAGTCCTGGGCGGCTCTCTGCGCGGTCCGCGAAGTCCTCGAAGCCGGCGGCAACGCCCTCTACCTCGACTACGAAGACTCCCCCCGCGGCATCGTCAACCGCCTCCTCAAGATGGGCACCGACCCCGACCTCGTCCTCGACCAAACCCGCTTCGGCTACATCCGCCCCGAAGCCGGCCTCGGCGCCGCCGAGCGCGCCAAGCTCCACGCCATCACCGACGAACTCGCGCCCGACCTCGTCATCATCGACGGAGTCGCCAACGCCCTCGCCGCCGACGGCTACGACGAGAACAGCAACCCCGACGTCGTCGCGTGGGGAGTCACCGTCCCCCGGCCCCTCGCCCGCCGCGGCGCCACCGTCCTCATGATCGACCACGTCTCCGGCGAACACGTCTCCACCCGCAAACGCGGCGCACGCGGCGCCACCGCCAAACTCGCGTTCATCGACGGCGCGAGCTTCGAAGTCCGCCTCGGCCAGGCCTTCTCACGCCGCCGCGAAGGCTTCGCCAAGATCATCGTCTCCAAAGACCGCGAAGGCGCCGTCGGCAGCATCGGCGAAACCGTCGCCCACGCCCGCATCGTCCCCCACGACGACGGCAACGAAGTCGGCGTCTTCCTCGAAGCCGCGCCCGTCGTCACCCCCGGCGACTTCAAACCCACCGGCCTCATGGCCCGCATCTCCGAACACCTCCGCCTCGCCGGCACCCCCCAATCCTCGAGCCTCATCTTCGACATCGTCCACGGCCGGCGCGAACACCTCCGCCAAGCCCTCGCGCTCCTCATCGTCGAAGGCCACGTCGAGGAGCTCCGAGAAGACCGCCGCAAGGTCTACCGGCACCTCAAGACCTACCGCGAGGATCAACACCTCCACGCCGTCGCCGACCTCGAGGAGCCCGACGAGCACCCCGACGATCCCGGCCCCGAACCCCCGCCAGAACTCTTCTAGAAAAAAGAAATACTGGAAATCCTAGATATGACCTATTAGAGTCCCCACCAAGGACGCAACACCGGAGAAGCCCATGCCGAAGCCTGCCGAGCTCACCGTCACCGAGGCCGCGCGCGCCCTCAAGCTCCACCGCACCCGCATCTACCAACTCCTCACCGAAGGCCGCCTCGCGCGCGGCCCCCACGGCGGCATCACCGCCAAATCCGTCCTCACCTACCGCAAGACCCGGCGCCCCGCCGGCCGACCCCCGAAAGGCACCCAATGACCGCCGCGGCCATCACCGTCTACCCCGACCATCGGTTCTCCCCCATCCGGCTCACGACCTGGACGGCCACCACCACCGTCGAACTCACCCTCTCCACCGAGGAAGCCACCCGCCTCGCCCTCGACCTCCTCACCATCACCGCCACGCTCGGCCCTACCGACCTCGGCGGCCACGTCGCGAACACCGCCCGCGAACACGTCACCGCCGTCCGCGGCCGCCTCGACCTCCTCGCCCAGGCCCTCGAGGTCGACATCGACGCCACGCCCGGCCCCGACACTCACGCCGCCGACGGCATCGAAGGCCCGGACGCCACCGGCATCGTCACCGTCCGATGCCGGTGCGGATGGGAAGGCCAATCCGCCCGCACGCACAACGCCCGAGCCATCCTCGGCCGCCACCTCCTCGACCCGAAAGGCACCCAATGAGTACCCCAACCCCCCGCGACTTCACCGTCGGCTACGGCCTCGGCTACAACGCCGCCGCGGACAGTACGGCCTCTCCCGACGACCTCCGAGGCCTCGCCAACTCGGCCTTCGCCCGATGGAACGCCGGCCAAACCAACTACGCCCCGCCAGACGGCCCCACGGCGGCCCCCGACGAAGCCGAAATCGTCCGGCGCACCTCCGCGCTCCGCCTCGCCGCCGACGAGCTCGCCCGAATCAAGGCCGCCGGCCGCCCCACCCTCACCGGCCCGGCCGGCCTCTTCGTCGACTCCGGCCGCGTATCCGCCGACGAAGCCCTCCGAGTCGCCGACTGGATCCTCACCAAGCCCACCGAAGCCGAGCCCTTCGTCCCCACCGAGAGCGTCATGGCATGGGACCACGCCGAGCCCGTCGGGACGTTCCTCGCGCGCGAGCAATACGGCGCCCTCCGACACCTCGCCACCGTCGCCAACGACCTCTTCGTCGACTCCGGCCGCGCCTTCGCCGAAGACGCCTCCGACGGCGAAGACGCCTCCACCGTCGACCTCGCGCTCATCGCGAAACTCGACGACGCCGTCGACCAGGCCTACAAGGCCCTCGACTGGCCCCGCTACCCCGAGGCCACCCCATGACCATCCGCGACGGCCTCAACGCCTGGAAAGGCCGCCCCAACAACACCCGCTTCGTCGAAGCCATCATCGACCTCGCCCACTACATCCCCCCCTCCCCCGGCTTCGAACAGACCACCCTCAACGCCGCCGGCGCACCCATCCGCTACCCCCCCGGCAGTCGCCACATCCGAGGCCGCGTCGCCTCACCCCACATCACGCCCCTCGGCGACGGCCACGCCCACGTCCTCATCGTCACCGACCTCACCGAACGCGACCTCGCCCGCGCGTTTCCCCTCGGCTACATCATCGACCCCGACTTCTAGGAGCCCCATGCCACCGCCCCCCAGGTACGTCGACGTCGTCGCCGTGACCTTCATGGACGGCTACCCCGAAAACCTCCTCGAGCTCGCCCCCATCATCGAAGGCACCCCACTCGAAGCCCGCATCATGATCGAAGACGGCAACATCGACCCCGACGCCGTCGGCGTCTTCCTCGGAGGCCGCCACGTCGGCTACATCCCCCGCCCCCTCAACGCCACCCTCGCCGCCAGCATCCGCCACGGCATCCGAACCCGATGCGAAGGCTTCGTCCGCGTCCACCCCGAGCACCCCTGGCAACCCGGCGCCACCATCCGCATCGAAACCCTCGACCCCGAATAGGAGCCCCATGCCCAACGACCCCGACCACCTCAAGACCCTCATCACCAACCTCATCGCCGGCGTCATCGTCATCCTCCTCGTCATCCTCCTCGGCGTCGTCGTCGCCGTCTCACTCTGGCGCCTCATCACCTGGATCGCATGAGACCGCCGTCTGCGAAGCCGCTCAAGTCGACCTCGAACTCCGCAAGATCTACCGAGGAACGGCCGCACCAATACCCCGCCTCGGTGCCCTCACCCGAACAACGAACTTTGGAAGGCCCGGCATCCCCCGAGGGGCAGCGTCGACCGCAAGCCCGACGGGGGGAGCCTAGTAGCGCCTTGCAAGCCACCGCAACCCCCCAGGAGAAACATGGAACTCCAAGCCCGTCACCGCAACCCCGAGCTCATCGCCGCACTCACCCTCCGAGCCCTCCCCGGCACCCACCGCATCAACATCGACGACATCCCCACCGAACACCAACCCGCCACCGCCACCCGCGCCCTCAAAGAACTCCTCCACGACGGCATCATCCGCACCAAACGCAACCGCAACGGCCAACGCATCGAAGCCCACGCCCTCACCACCCTCGGCCTCGCATGGTGGCAAGGCCGCACCACCCTCCCCGTCCCCCGCCTCATCAACGACACCTGGACATGGTGGACACCCACCGACGCCGACGACCTCCAACCCCTCGCCGCCGGCGGCCTCGGCTTCACCCCCTGGCTCGACGAACCCACCGAACTCCTCGAAGCCGACGACCCCACCCAAGACGACGACGCCACCATCGACGAACTCCTCGCCCACTACCGGCCCCCAACCGATACCCACCCCCCCTGACCACCTGGGATAGCACCCCACCCCAGGGGGGCTCGACCCCCCGAGGGGCA